CTCCGAAAGCGTTTGCGACAAATGAGCAGGCTCAGGTCCCCGGCGGTGCAAGCTATCATCAATTCGCGGCTCCATATGGGCAGGTAACTCCTGGTCAGCAGACCAACATGAAGTTCTACCGGTACGAAGGCAAACTGCCTCAGATTGAAGGACTGGTCAAGAATCACGGATACCAGACCTATTATGCCGGTGGCCGCTACGGGAAGCCAGACCTGGCCAGCAAGAATTACAACACCGGGCATCTGATGGTCTACGACCCGACTCCTGGAGTTGGTGCCGATTTCAAGGACGAGGAATACAATCGTGGCTGGCGACAGATTCACGAATTGTCTCATGCTTTGACATATCCGGATTTGAACAAAATCTACGGCGAGGGTCGTCGTATCGGCAAGCTCGGTCATCATCGAACTCTCAGAGAAGCTCTTCGGGCTGTGCATTGGGAATGGTTGGCCGCTCACAAACAACGAGAGCTTTCGCAGAAAATAGGCATCCCAATCAGTGATGAGGACTTCAACAGGGAGCTAAACACGGTAATGCACGATGCTGCGCATCGGGCCGTCACCGGCATGTTTACTGAACCCGGCGGAGAGGGCTTTACCCCGCATTACCATAAAGTTCCTTTGGCTACCGCTCTGGATATGGTCAGGGACCATGCGGTCCGGCTGGGCCTCAAAGGCATGGACGATACCTTAAGAAAATCAGAAGTAATCTTACCAGGGAACGAGGAGACTGCTGTGGCGGAATCTGATAAGTTGAGTAAATCCGGCGAACAGGAATTCACGCCCGAGGAAGTCAAAAGCATTCTCCTTGGCTTCACCCAAGAACGTGTCGAGCATTACGAGCAGACCCTTCTGGAGATGCGAGAGCGGGAACTTCGTAAGGCTGTTCCCCCGCAGAAACGAACCGCCGGGCTTAGTGTTGTCAGTTCTGCTACCGAGGACATTCCGCCCGGGGCTCTCCATGCTGCCGGCAAGAAGTCTGAACTCGATAAGGTTACTCCTCCGGGCCGTGAAGAGCAAGTCAAGGAGCTAAAGGGCAAGGTTCGTAATCCCTGGGCTGTGGCTTGGGCTTCATACAATAAGGGCAAGAAAAAGTCCGAGTACTCAAGTTCCGAAAGTTCCGAGGCCAAAAAGTCCGCGATGTCGGAAAGCCATACGGGGCAAACTCAAGCAGAGGCGATTTCTCTGGCTGAGCATAGTCCAGAGGAATCTGCATCCGAAGTTAGTTCCGGCAAGACCGGTCTCCGGGACGCATTAGGTCGGCATTCAAGCCAGGAACAATCTGAACTCCTGTCTCATCTTCGGACTAAGAAGTCCGAGGCTGCACCGCTGAAACCCGGTGACCATGTAACGTATATGGGCCCTGAGGAAGTTCTGCAGGGTGACACCGGAATCGTCTACCGTCTGGAAAAAAGCCGAAACGGTGAGACTCTAAAGAATCCTATCTATCATGTTCGTTGGGACGACCAGGGTGCTCACGAAAAGCCGTTCGTCACCAACGAAGAGCATCTGCTTGCCGGCGCTCCGCTGAAAAAGGCACATAAAGGTACTTGGGAAGATGAGGACGAGAGCCTTAGTGTTCCTGAACGCCATCAATTGGCGATTGCTCGTCGAACTCTCCGCATGCCTGACCCGATGGTCGGCGTCATGGGTGGTCCGAGCAAGGAACAATCTCGGGAGATAATCGCTCGGCATAAGACTCGCCGGAAGGCCAAGAAGGCTGAGGGTGGTTCCTGGCCTGGGCAGAAAACCGCTGAGACGGGGTTGATGGCCAGTGAGGCTGAATGCAAAACCGTCGAGAAAAATATCTCCGGCACAGCTGCACCGATTACTTCCAGTACCGCGGCATCACTCGAGCCAGGTGGAGCCATGGGGCCTTCATTGGCCATGGCTGAAAAGAAGGGCGTCAAAGGAAAGCGCGATATTATTCCATCTGAGTATTATCAAGGCGGCCGTCGCGACATTATTCCATCTGAGTATTATCAAGAAAAAGCTAAGCCTGGCACCGTTGAACATACTCTCTTTGAAGAGAGCGACCCTAAGGTCCTGCATCCCAGTGACAGGAAGCCAACCAAAAAGGCATGGCCTCACACAACTCCTGAGCAATCTGAAAGTCTGACCAGAATCAAGGAACAATGGCAGAAGGAAGACGCTGCGAAGCGTCCTCTTGGTCGACGTATCGAGGAATTGCGTCAGAGAGCCAAGGCCAAATCCAAGGAAAAGAAAAAGACTGAACTTCAGGGCTGGAAGGGTCACGACAAGCATAACGAAGTTGATAAAGAAGGCAAGCTTCCCAAGGATGCCAAGTCGCAGCAGTATCTACCCGGCACTGCCAAAGGCGATACTCCGGCTCATATTGATTCCGGTGATGATGTTACCGGTGGCAGCGGCGGCAAAATCGTTGACAACCGCAAGTACGTCAAGAAGACTGACCTCAAGGCTGAAAAGCCAAACCTGCCTGTTGAGTATACTGCGGCTGGGGCTGGAACTCGTAAGGCTGAGCCACCGATGGCAAAGCCGCCTAGTGGCAAGAACCCCAGCACTACGCCCACGGCTAAAGTTGGGGCAGCTCCGAAAATGGCTGGAGGCATGGCTGGTGGTCTAGGTGGAGTCTCGGCTCCGGCTAAGACTGCCGGGCCGAAAATGCCTAAGCTCCGAATCAGTACCGGTGGAGTGAATCTAGGCGGGCCAGCTTCTGTCGGAACTCTGAAAACAGAAGTCGCCAAAGAAGGAATGCCTTGGGCTCCGGGCCTAACCCGTCAGCCCACGGCTGGCTATACACCCACGGCTCGGCGATTGAAGACAAGTCCTATCCGTCACGGACCGATGCCTATCTCGGCAAAGTATCCTCCGAAGCAACCTGTCCAGAAAGATGAAACCATGCCCTGGGCACCGGCAACTACTAGGTCCCCGTCGGCTGGTTTCAGTCCTCATACCCGCCGGCTGCAACCAAATCCTATCCGTCACGGACCGATGCCTATCGCAACAAAGACTCCGGTTCAGAAAGGTGACTTCGGCGTTGACCCAGCAGGTCGGGCAGCAACTCTTCCGGTTCGAGAAGCTCCGGCACAGAAACGCCCGGGTTCTGAATACAAGCTTCCACCGAAGAAACCGTACCAGACTCCTCCGGCATACAAGAAACATGAATTGTCGGCCAAGAGGCCAGGCATCTTTGCCCGGCTGCATGGCCGTGCCGCAGCTGCCCCGGCTCAGGACTTGGGTCATCTCAATGTTCTGCCCCCGGCAAGCGCACCAAAAATTACTGAACGTCATCGTGCCGTTGGGACGGTGACAGCAGGCGGACCGAAGAAGGGCCCTAATCTTTAAGCAGTAGGAGAACTGACGATGGCGCAATCGTTCATTACCGACCAAGGCACACTGATTATTCCCGGTGCCTATCCGACCATCCGCGTTCAGAATGCGGCGAGTGGTCTTGCGACTTCTGGCGTCATTATGCTCGTCGGTGAAGCAGACCAAGGCCCTGACTTTACGTTGGAATCGGACCTTGAGTCGAATGCCTTTGGCCCAGACCAGCTGTCCTCTGTCGTGGCGAAATACAAGTCCGGTAACCTCATTGACGGATTTCGTGCAGCTGCTCAGGCTTCGAACGACCCGCAGATTACCGGTGCTCCTTCCCGCATCATCCTCGTGAAAACAAATCCTAGCCTTAAGGCTAGCGCCAACCTGTTGACCTTTGCGGCTACAACCTATTCTGCCATCGCGGACAAATCCTTTGGCAAGCTGGGAAACCTCATCAACTTCACTGTTACCCAGGCACAGGCCGAGGTTGTCCCGACTACCGGTCTCTTTACCTGGATTCCCCCGGTTGGAACCGTTGACTACAACTTCCGCGTCAATGGCGGAGCCGCAGAAACTGGCGGTACCCTCGCTGCTAACACCCAGCCCTCCGCGGCCCAGGCTGCTTTCGCGGCCCTGGCAGGCTTGACGGCTACCGGCGGGGCAACTCGAAGCATTCTCTCTACCACGACCGGCACTTTGGCCGTTGCTCTCCCAGGTGGAACCAACGTCATAACCGTGACCCGGTCCGTGGCTTTTGACAACATCCCCGTGATTGGTGATACCCTGGTTATCCCCAGTGGTTCAGTCATCGCCGGGGCAGCCAATGCCAACGTCGGGGCTTACGTCATCACCGCTGCGACTTCCACGGTTATCACCGCGCAGAAGCTCAGCGACGCCGGCAAAGGTGGAGCCGTTGTTGGAACCATCACGGCCCCGGTAACGGTTGCCGCGGTTGCCATCGCGGCTACGACAGATGTCCAGGCTTTCGCCCCGATTACGGTTAGCCTCACGGCGGGCAATCCCATCGACGGATACGGCAAGTCATTGGAATGGTCGGCACTGGTGACCGGTACGGACCTGCTTACCCGTTGCGTTTTCAACCTGAACCCGACCCCGGTGACATATATCAGCACCACCGCAGTCCCGACGAACCTGATTAGCGCCACTGAATACAGGGCTACTCTCACTGACGCCCGGCAGGTCGACAGCATTACCGAGACTCAGACGGTCGGTGGAGAAATTGCCCTGAAGCTTAGCTATAAGGGCACGACAGCCACGGTCACGATTACCGCGACGACATTTAGTACCACGGTTACCGGCGGCGCTGGGGCAAACATCAGCGTCAACCTGAAAGATTTTCCGACCATCAATGACCTGGCGACTTTCATCAACAGCCAGACTGGATACAGTGCTTCTGTTGGGACGACAACTCTGGGCCAGATTCTCACCGTCACTCCTCCGGTTGCTCTCGGCGCAGCCACGGTGACAAGCCTTGACCAAGGCACCTTCGGGATTGCCTCCACTCAGGGGGCACAGAATGGCCGCATCAAGATTGACGCCTTCAGATTTTTCAACGCCGTCACCAATAACAGCGTCCTGGTTCAACTCGGGACCGGACTCTTCCCCAGTGAGCCCACGGCAGGACTTCCGGCCCCGCAGGCTCTGACCTTCCTTAGCGGTGGGTCCAAGGGTGGAACCTCGGCGGCAACATTCTCCGCGGCTATCGATGCCCTGCAGAACGTCCGCGGGAACTTCATCGTGCCTCTCATCAGCCGTGACGCGACCCTGGATATTGCCGACGGCCTGACTGAGACCTCGAGCACGTACACCATCGACGCGGCCAACGCTGTGGTTAACACTCACGTGTTGCTGATGTCGACTCTGAAGAGACGTCGAAACCGGCAGGCAATGGTCAGCAAAGAAGATAGCTTTGCCAACCAGAAATTGGCTGCGGCTAACCTGGCCAGCTTCCGTCTGTCTCTGAACTTCCAAGACTTCAAGCAGGTAAACTCCTCGGGAATTATCAACCAAT